ACCACCAAGGGCGCAGAAATTGACTACTTGTAGGGATTTATTGGAGTAGAAAAATAGAAATGGCTACTAGAACCAAACAGGCAAACAAATCAACCGCAAGGAATAACGGTCCTGGCCCGGCCGACCGCATCGATTCTCCGGGTGTTCTGCGCAAGATCCCGATACGCTGCAGCGGTACCAGATATATGCCACCCAATGAGCTTAAAACGTTTCAAAAAAATCTCAAATCAATCTCTGCCAAAGACCTGCAAAAACTCAAAAAGTCCATTGTCACGCACGGCTGGGTCGCGCCCATTTTTGTCTGGAATGGATGTAACATTTTAGATGGGCACGGGCGACTCCTCGCACTTAATTCACTGATTGGTGACGGATGGATTGTAGATGGGCCTTTGCCTGTGATCGATATCGCCGCCACCACGGAAAAGGAAGCAGCAGAAATATTGCTGGCGATTAGTAGTCGGTACCAGCAGTTCAGTTTTGACGGACTTAAAGATTTTATATTTGATCATGGAATAGAGATCCAGACCATTTCGGAATCAATCGTCATCCCTGAAATAAACATCAAACAACTGATTCGGGACTTGTCAGTTATGTCAGATATCAGCGACGTTGATAGCGTCCCATCGCCTCCAACGGTGCCAAAAACGGCAGTAAAAGATAAATATACTCTCGGAAGGCACACTTTAATATGTGGAGACAGTACGGACGCTAAAACGTTGTCCGAGGCACTGCGGCCGCCCGACTCCACACAACTCGTTATGACGTCGCCGCCTTATGACAACAACGAAAGTTACGAAGTAGGTAAGAGTAGAGACGACTGGTTGACTTCAATTCACTGCGTAATCTCAAATTCGTTTGAGTCGTTGCAGGATGGTGGAATCATCGCGATAAATATGGGCAATAGGGTCGGGAGAAATAATATATACGTTTGTACTAAGACGCTCGAAGATTTAGGGGCAAACTTCATTAGGAGGGTGGTGTGGAAGAAGCCGGATGGTGCCGGGATTCCATCTCACGCGCACACCCATGCCAAACCAGTTGGGTTAAATTGGCATCCCATGATGGTGTCGGAAGAAATACTCATATATTCTAAGGGATTGCGCCGGCCCATTGTGAACGATCAACCGTTCGATCTTGCCTTGTTTACGGAGTATTACACCGACGTCTGGGAGTTCCCAGGTATCAAGTCCGATAGGGAGGCGGGGCACCCTGCATCCTTCCCAGTCCTTTTGCCCAAGCTTTGCGTTTCATTCTTAACGATTCCGAACGACATCGTATTAGATCCTTTTATGGGATCGGGTACGACACTGATCGCCTGTGAGCAGCTCGGCAGAATAGCCTACGGGATCGAAATCGATCCTTATTACTGCGATGTCATCGTCACCCGGTGGTGCAATTTTACCGGCAATACCCGCGTCATCCGCAATGGCGAGGAGATCGAATGGAAAGTGCCGCCCCCTAATGGCGGCCATGAGGCGCCATGACTGATGATCTAGAGCTCCTCAAGGCTGCGCTGAAACCGACCGATCTCGCGCAATACCTCGCCCTCCTCGAGATGATCCGGTCGCGCAAGGTCCTCACCGACGCCCAGCAGCGCAAGTTTGATGTTTACGAGGCCACGATTGAGCAGCATAAGTCCGGCAGCAACAACTTCCCGAACCTCCTCGCGGTCCACAGGCACCTGCTCGCCCAAGGCTGGAAGATCTCGCAGGCCGGCATATATAAACACCGGGACGAGGGGCGCATCAAGCCCGCGAAGGACGGTACATACAGCCCCGGATCAGTGGACCGCTACGCCCGCACCTGGCTTGCCCATCCCGGCGCACCCGCGGGCGCCTCTCCGGCGGATCCCGAACTCTCCGAGCTCGAACGACGCCGCCGTTCGGCGATGGTCGACAAGGAGCAGGCGCAGGCCAAAATTGCCGCGATGCGGGCCCGCCTCATGGAAGGCGCCTATGTCCCGCGCGAGGCCATGGAGACGGAACTTGCCCGCCGCGCCGCGGTCCTCCGTGCCGATGGCGAGCAGTTCTGCCGATCCCAGGCGACCGCGATCGTATCGATCCTGGAGGCCGACCAGGCCCGTGCCGATGACCTGGCTGCGTATCTCCTCGACCAGTTCGAGACCTGGTTCGACCGCTACAGCCGGCAGATCGAGATCGAGGCCATCTATCCTCCAAACGACGCGGCTGAGGGCGAATGTGCGGGTGACCCCGCGGCCGTCGCCCACGTGGCGAACGAATGGACATCCCCATGACCAACTGGCCTACGACCGAATCGAAAATCGCGCACACGGCCATTGTGCGCAACCCCATCGCCGCCTCCGCCTCCCTCTCCGCCAACCCGGCCTCCTCTTTCACCTGGTCCGACCCCGAACGCCGCATCTTCCGCCGCCGCGAGCGCCTCACCGTCTCCCAGTGGGCCGCTGCCCACCGCGTTGTTATTGACGGAGACTTCAAAGGCCGCTGGCGCGCGGAGCTCACTCCCTATTGCAATGAACCTATGGATACCTTTAACTGGCCCCACGTTCGAAAGGTCATCCTGTGTTGGGCCCCGCAGACCGGCAAGTCTAACGTCGGCTTTAACTGGCTTATGTACTCAGCCGACCAGGACCCCGGCCCGGCCATGTATATCATGCCTGACCAGTTCTCCTGCAACCGCATCTCGAATAAGCGCCTAATTCCTACCTTCCGCGCCACACCCCGCCTGGCCGCCATCCTATCGCCCCGCGCGGACGACATCTCCACCTACTACATCAAACTCGTTTCGATGGACGTCATGATGGCCTGGGCCGGATCGCCCTCAACGCTCTCATCTGAGCCCGCCCGCACCATGATATTTGACGAGGTGGACAAGTATCCCGCCACATCGGGCCGCGAGACCGACCCGCTCGCCCTGGGCGAGGTCCGTACCCTCGGCTACCCGTTCACCAAGAAGCTGCTCTATCCCTCGACGCCCGCGAACGAGGGTGACAATATGGACCGCCTCCTCAAGGACGTCGCCGACGAGATCCGAGATTATGTCGCCATCTGCCCGATCTGCGGCCATGAACAGATTATGGTGATCGACCAATTCACCTGGCCGGATGAGATCAAGGACCCGCGCACCATCGAGCGCAAGCGGTGCGCCTGGTACTCCTGCGCCTCCTGCGGCATGAAATGGGACGACTCCGCGCGCGACGCTGCGGTGCGCCATCCAAACGCCCACTGGAGGCCACGTGTATCGGTCACTGATGGGAAGCCCGCCGCAATCGCGTATCATCTGCCATCCTGGTATTCGCCCTTCGTCCGCCTCGCCGATGTGGTGGCCGCGCAGCTTCGTGCCCGCGAAGGTGACCCCATCAAGCAACGTACATTCTCGACGCAGCACGCGGCTCTCCCCTACATCAACGTGATCCAGAAAAAAGTCGAATCGGAGCTCCTGCAGAACCGCACGTCGCTCCCGCCGTTTATCTGCCCCGTCGCCACCGTCGGGATCACGCTCTTCGTGGACCCTGGCAAGGATGTCTACTGGTATGGCGCGGTTGCCTGGCAGCGCGACATGAGCTGCCACCTCGTGCATTACGGCTATGTCACCACCTGGGATGAGGTGCGCGCGCTCATCCACGAGACGACGTACGGCCTTGACGCTGCGCCCGACATCCGTCTCCCGATCTGGCGCGCAGGCATGGACACCGGCGGCGGTCGCTACGAGAATTCAGACGAGACCATGACCGAGGAAGCGTACGATTTCATCAGGCAGCATGGCGGCGGCAAGCTCGTCGGCACCAAGGGTAAAGGCCAGGGCTTCTGGAGTTCCGGCCGCAAACTGCGCATGAACGTGATCGACCGCACGCCGAAGAAAAAGCCCATCCCCGGCGGCATTAATTTGTGGACCCTCAATGTTGATGCGTTCAAGGACTCGGTCCATTACCGCCTGTCGCTCCCGGAGAGCCATCCCGGCCGTCTCACGTTTCACGCGGACGCGGGCCCCGACCTCTTCGCGCAGATCGCCGCAGAGGAGAAAAAACGCGATAAATTTGGCCGCGCGGTCTGGACGCAGACGGGCAAGCACAATCACTACCTCGACGTGCTCGTCGGCAATTTCGCGCTCGCGGATCCGGAAGCAGCGGGCGGTGTGGCGATCCGCCGGCCACCTTCCACGGAACCAGCCCCTCCGGCACCCGAGCGCGGCCCCGGCTTCGTGAGCAAATTCCTCCCGTCACGGCGCGGAGGATTCGTGGGGAACTTCAGGAGGTAGACACAGTGATCAGTGATCAGTTATCAGTAACAAATGTGGAGGTGAGCCATAATGACGACAAAATATGTAAAACTTGAAGTTCAGAAATTGAAAATGTTCGATGAGATAGAGACGAAGTTGAAGATAGTACGGAGGGCTAATAACACGCAATTGGCGACGGAGACGTTAGCCGACACTATCGTGCTT